GCCGGCGCCAGGCCCCGGCAAGTCGGCCCGGATCAAGGATGCCGACGGCATGATGTTCGGTATCTGGCCGGATAAGCTGAACGGTGTCGAGATCGGCGGCGCGTACGAGATCGAGTTTACCGCCAAGGTATCGAATGGCGTGACCTATCGCGACATCAAGGCGATCCGCGGCACGCAGCGGCCGGGACCGGCACCCGAGCAGTTCACGGCGGGACGTTCGCAGCAGGCCGCAAAGCCACAGGCGGCGCAGCCGAACGGCAATGGCCAGTACTATCGTCCGACCGCACCTCGCGATTCCGAGCGGATGTTCTGCTGCTCGACGCTGAACGCCTTCATCCAGACCGGCCGCGTGGATTGCCATCGCGACGTGCTGGCGCAGGCGATCAACGAGCTCCGCGCCGCCTACGCCATGACCTTCGGCCAGGACGATCAGTAATTCGAAAACCTCGTGCGAGCTTGGCGGCTCAACACGGGGCTACGGCGGCGGCGTTTTCCTCCAAGTTGCGCCGCCGCCAACCTCTTTTCAAAGAACAGGATATGAATCATGACCCGCAGACAACGCCACCTCCGCATCATCGAAGACTTCGGCCGCGACCGCATGCGCTACCATCTCGCCGAGGTCCTGGCCCGCCACGGCCTGGCGCTGCTGACCAACGATGGCGTCGAGACGCTCGTGCGGGCGATCGTGACCAGCCATAAGACGCAACAGCGCTACAACCGCGAAGCTCGCGCGCGGCGGGCGTCATGAACATCCGCATCCAAAAATCCGCCCGCGCCATGATCGACCACTTCGTCGGCGAGGAGCTGCGGCGCGTCGCAAACGAGTGCGTTCCCGTGATCGAGGGCCGTGATCCGTTCGGGGTCGCCGATGATTGCCTGAGCGCGGGCGGACATGAGCCGATCGCGAGCGGGGATGTGTTCGTTTGTTTTCACTGTTCGCGGGAGATTTGGCGATGAAGCCCTACTACAACTTCCTCCTCAACGGCCCTATCGGCCAGGAGCAGCGCCGTCGCCAAGAACTCATTGAACGCATGGCGAAAGACCTGCTCACGGCCCCCGAGACCCTGGTGGACGACTGGGATGCCGTCCAGTTCCTGCGCTCGCGGGGCTATGGCCCGGTCGACGTCGCGGTGGTGGCCGGCGAGGCGCGCTATCTGGCCTGTCAGGAACTGTTCGCGCGAGAGATGAGCAAGCGATGACCGACACTTCGCGCGAACGGATCAAGCTTGGTACTTTCGTTGCTTCGAACCCGAAGCATGGCCGGCCAATGCATGGAAGGCTCATCAGCTACGTCGAGCACTGGAAGCAGGGTCATTTCGTTGTCGTGCAGGATGCCGCTGGCAATACGCAATCATGCTCTCTTGATGAATTAACGGAACAGTGAGCAAGCGATGACCGATCGCGGCAACCTGTTCCACAATTATCCGAAAGCCTTTCTGGATCAATGGGAAGGCTGCGCGCATCAGCACTGCCTGGCGCAATGCTCTCCGGAGCCACGTCATTGCGAGCGGCTGCGCATCGCGTTCGAGGCGTGGACGAAGGCGGAAGCGAAGGAGACGGCGTCGTGAACGAAGATTTTATCCGCCCGGCAATCAATGCGGTTACATCGCCAGAACAACTTACGGTTGGAACGAAGCTCTGGCATGTCTACGGCATCTGGTCGCCATTCATGGACGTCGGACCATCTACGGTACAAATCGCTCCCGTGAAATATTCCGATCATCCGGAAGGTGACCCGTCACGGCTGCTTTCAAACTCCATGGTCTTTAGCGTGTCGCGCCAACTGAGTGACGGCCGTACGCATACGGATCTGCAATTCCTGTCCGACGGCAATATCGGGGACCACTATAACAACAACTACTGGTTCCTTTCCCGAGAGGACGCCGAGTCTTTTGTGCAGCAATGTACTGCGGACTGGAAATCGAGGCCCGACGCCATCAAGGAGACGATCGAACGCCGCCGCGCGGATGTACTGGAATATCTGAACGATGAGTAACGTTCGTCACCTCCCCGAATGGATCGGCTCCTCCCCTGACGCCGCCGTGCGGCCCCGCGTGCGCCTGCGCGTCTTCGATCGCTATCGGGGACGCTGCCAATGCGGCTGCAATCGATTGATCCGACCGGGTGAGGCCTGGGATTGCGAGGACACGATCGCGATCATTAATGGCGGGGAACGGCGGGAAGGAAATTTGAAGCCCTGGCTTGCCGAGCATCATCCAAAGAAGACGAAACAGGACGTCGCCGAGAAATCGCGCGTCTATCGCAAACGGGCGCGGCATGTCGGGATCAAGAAGCCACGGACGATCACGGCTTGGCGGAAATTTGACGGGACGATTGTCAGGGCGTCGAGGGAGAGATGATTCTATGACCGCGCTGATGATTTACCTCGTCTTCACAGCTTCGCATACATGGGAGTTCATGGCGATCGAGCATGCCGGCAATCGCGCCTATTGCGAGATGTTGTCGTTTCAGGTGAGCCGCGCGTTTCGGGACAAGCCGGGGAATATTCGCATTCTGTGCATAGATGATGAAGGAGTTGAGGCATGAAGCTGTTTTATCGGATGAAGTTTGGTCGCGGACTGCTGTGGGCCTGCAGCATGATGCTGTGCGCCTACTTGCTGGGCATTGAATAGAATTGGCGTGTTCTAACGCTTTGCTGCGCTTCTTTCCTACTCGATAACATCATCTATGCCGAATATCCGCTCACGGCACACCGCCAGCGCACGGATGATCGAAGCCCCATCCAAAACTGACAATAGTCCACATAACCTTAAAGAGTGAACCCCAATGACCGACCCCTCCAACAATTTCCACACCGGCGGCGCGCTGATCGATCCGCAGCGGCTCGGGTGCACCGGATTCATCGCGAGCTGGGGGCTGGCGCTCGCAGGGTTGATAGTTCTGATCGTGCTTTGGGTTTTTACTTAGGGAGGTTAGAGCAAATGTATTGCGCAACATGCGATCGCTGGGAAGACGACCAAATCGCTTTAGATTGCGAAATCTGTCTTCGATGTGGAGGCAACCTTTGCCAGCCTGACGATAGCGACGAGGACGAAGAGAATGAATGACGATCTTTCCTACGATGTGAAGGCGGCAATTCAACGAGCCGTCCTTTTCCATCCTCTCTTTGAAGGAACCGCGGCCGACGCCCTGGAAATCGCAATTGCTGCGATCAAAGAAGGCGATGAAATCCGCGCCTCGTCTCCAGCGCAAGAGCCCGTCACCACGGAGCCGGTCGCGTGGCGATATCAACGCAAGGAATGGGATGCTCTTCTCTGGCGTTATCAAACTGAAGCGCTGGTCAACGATGATTTCGAAACACCTAGCGATTGGATCATCGAGCCGCTCTACGCCATCCCCGCGCCTCCGCAGCCGGGGCGGAAGGCCATAATCGAGGAGTGCGCCAAGGTGGCAGAGAGCTTCCGACGTCAAATGTTGCCGGGCGATGATCAGATACTTATCCGGAAAATAGAAGATGCCATCCGCGCCCTCATCGGAGACCCAAAATGAAAAAGTGGCTGGTGGAAACTCGCGCCATCGTGCGTCGTCAGTATTTCGTTGATGCCGAAGACGAGAAGTCAGCGGAAGCCGCCTCTTGCGATACCACATGCGATCACGAGGAAGATGACGACGAGGAAACCATGACGATTACGGAAATAACTGCGAAGGAACCAAAATGACCCGCTCCTTCGCCACCGGCCTGATCTTCGCCGTCCTCGCCATGGTCCTCGGGCTCTATAGCTACGCCCAGGCCTGCGAGAAACCGTACCACAAGCCGACGTGGTGCGAACTGCATAGGTGTGTCTGATGATCGAGATCGAACGCGCCCTTGTCGATTATTTCGAATCCGCCAGCGTGAAAGTCACCTTCGACGGCTCCGAATGGTGGGCGCTCATCGACGATGATGGCAATATGATTTCACTGACGGGCGCCGCCACAGCCGCTCTTGAGGCGCTTCAAAAGGCGCAAGCTTCCTTTTCAGGCGAAGAAGGAAAGTCCGAATGAGCGATTGGTATCTCGTCTGGTCTAACGAGCATCGCGCATGGTGGCGTCCGAATAGCTCCGGTTATACCAAGCAAGTTTCAGACGCCGGCCGCTATAGCCGCGATGATGCTATTTCCATAGCGCGCGGCCGAGGCTGGCCCACAAAGGGCATTCCTGATGAAGTGCCCGTGCGCGAGCTCGACGCCATCGAATGTTTATTAAAGACCGCAGAACGCACACAGGGGGGGAGACAAGTGATGGGATCGACTTGGCAAGGATTATTGGACGATTTTATCCGGGTGCGTGATGCGCAGTACCGTAGCGATCCTGACGAAGCAGCCGCTCGCATGGAGTCGATCGAATATACGTTGCAAACAATTCTCGAAAAACTGCGCGACCAATTCGGTGAGTGCTAACGACACTCAGTGTTAAACACCACCAAGGAGAAAACGACATGAATGCCGAATTTAAAGAAAAGTGGATCAAAGCGCTTCGCAGCAATGACTATCAACAGATGGAAGGAATGCTTCGCGGCGAGCGTGACGATAGCGGTGACATTGGCTTCTGTTGCCTTGGCGTGCTCTGCGATGCGCTTGGTGCGCAATGGTCTGAGGGTGGCGTGGCACTTCTTGACGACGTCCGCTTGGACAGTGAGGATGAATATCTCCTGTCGGACAAGATGATCGATATGGTTGGCCTCTCGTTTGATGAACAGAGACACCTCTCTCGCATGAACGATTCTGGCAAGTCGTTCATCGAGATCGCCGACTATATCGATCAAAATCTTTAGCTAACGAGTTGAAAAGGAAAATATCATGCCCAGTGTGACCAGAGACAAAAAGAAATTCGTTTCTACTGGGCGAGGCATCGCACAGTCTAAGACTTCGCGCCAAACGACAATCGCGGAAGAGGACGCAAAATTCTATATTGATAATGACCAGCGCCGCTCTGCCGACAACGGGTATCACAGCGGGCGCGTTAAGCCGCTAATCGATGAGGAATAATATGAGCGATCCATTTAAACCGTCCATTGGACTGTTGGCAAAGCTTGGGAGCATCGCTCAGCACGTCGACGAAGTCAGCGGAGAAAACGGACACGAGTTCGATTGGGCTGCCATCCGGTCCTTGCTGATAGATCGCGAAGTGGTGAATTGGCTCGATGACATGCACAAGCAAGGCTTGCTGCCCGTCAAACGTTAACCACTGGAAAAAACACATGACAGACCCAACCAATTTTCGCCGCGAGCGAATTGAAAAGCTCCTTCATGAGCTTCGCTATGAGGTCGAGCGCGGCATGTTGGAGCGAGACATCGACGAAACCATGGGCTTTCGGTTCTACGTGCCGATCAGCCAAGCAATTCCGGACGGTGTTGTCTTCTGTGAGTTTCGAACGAGACCCGTACCGCGTCACTATACGATCGGCGAGGATATGCAGCCGCGTTTGAAGCTGGTCAAATCGGATAAGTCTTAGCCATCGGTTAAAACACATGAGCAACGAACAACGTTATTTCGATGCGCTTCTGGTGATTGCCAAGAGATACCAGACATCAGATCAACTGCGAAGACACTCTGGGCAGTACGGATGTGACCACGTCGAAGAACTCGAAATGGCTTACGAAAACATGCAGCAGGTCGCTAAAGACGCGATCAAAGGCCGGCGCCGGCCGAAGTCATCCTAGCATCGGGTAAGACAAATGAACATTGCAGAATTTGCGAGATGGGCCGTCGAGAGCGGGTGCTGGGAGAGTTGCGCCATCGATGGCGGCGACATCCAGGATAAGGCGCTTGAGCTCGGAATCATCGTCGAGACTAAGTACGATCCGGACAAGCACGGCCGACAATATCTTACCGAGATCGATGAGGGCGATACTTGGTATGTCTTCAGCGATGATTTCTTTGCAGCCCTAGCATCGGTAGAAGGCAAATGAGCATCTATACCCTAGAACGAAAGCTTGGTGCGCCTGTCGCATGCACTGCTTGCGTCTGGAATGGCAATGCCGGTGAACTTCTTACCCGACGCGAGGCCGACAGGTCCCCGTTTCGATGTCCGGCCTGTAATGGTGGTTGGTGCATCATTTGGATCGAAGCGCCGACAACGGAGACGCGGCAGTAATGTCCGACACGCTCGATCATGACGCCCGCGAGACGCTCTACGTCACAGACGCAGAGCTGATCCGGCGCATGGGCGTGCCGGAGAAGATCGCGCGCGCGGCGCTCAGAGCCTACGACATGGACCGCGGTAAGGGCTTCCCGCAGAAGCAGAAATTGTGGGGAGATCGCCGCTATTGGCCGGCGGTGAAGGCTTTCCTGGACAAGACGAACGGGCTCCCGAAGCTGTAACATTTCGTGAATACGAAAGACTTGCGTAATACGAAAAGATTGCGTATGTTCGCTTCATCAGAACGGAGCAGCCAAATGACACAAGCAGCCAAGATTTCCGCGGAACTTCTCCACATGAACCGTGATGCACTCGCCGCGCTCGTGACGCTCGGTGCAAAGGCTGGCGATCCTCTCCAGTTCATCACCAACGCGACTGACCGCTTTGTGGTTGCTCGCCTGATTGTGCAGGTGCGCTGATGATCTGGACCAACTATTGCGACCAATGCGATTGCGAAACCGTCAATCCCGAAAACGAATACGGCGAGTTCATCTGCACCGCCTGCGAGCAGAGCGCCGCAGAGGCTGCTTACGAGCGCCACTGCCAGGATTTCCATGACGGAGGCGCAACTCAATTTAAGAGCCTTCAACAGCAGCAGATCGAAGCATTGAAATTCAAATGAGCCCCACTCAATACAAAGCCGCTATTAAGGCCCTCGGCCTCTCTCAGGAGGGGGCCGGGGATTGGCTTGGAGTTTCTGCTCGAACCGGCCAGAACTATGCCGCCAAAGGCCCTCCCGAACCGGTCGCTAAGCTCCTGCGCCTTTGCGTCAAGCTGAAGCTGAAGCCAGAGGATGTGAAATGAACAAGCCTGTCAAAGTTCGATCGGCGCCCGGCTTGATCTGGCGCAAGCGTCCCGGCGACAAGTTCGAGGCCCGCTGGCAGGCCCGTACCGACATGGTCGCCAAGGGCTTCAAGATCAAGAGCATGAAGCTTTGGGTCGGAACCGGAGATCCCACGAAAGAAGAGTGGGACTTCATCGCCGATACCTGCAATGAGATGCAGCAGGAAATGCTGGTATTCTCGCGCGGCGGCCTGCCGCAGGTCGGGATCTTCGACGGCACGGTCGCCGGCCTGATGAGCGCCTACAAGAGCGATCCAGACTCGCCATACCGCACTCGCATCAGATACAACAGCCGCATCCATTACGATGCCCTGATGTCGCTGATCAAGACTGAGCACGGCAATTGCCTTCTGTCCGAGCTTAAGGCGCGAAGTTTCCTGCGCATGCACGAAGTCTGGACGCAGGACGGCAAACTAGCGATCGCTCACGCCAAGATCGGCATGCTCCGGACTCTGTTGTCTTTTGGCGCCACGATACTAGAAGACGGTGACTGCGCCAAGTTGTCAGGGATCTTGAGCAAGATGCGCTTTGCGATGCCCAGGCCTCGGACTGAGCGGCTCACCTCCGACCAGGCCACAGCCATCCGCCACAAGGCGCACGAGATGGGGCGCTCTTCGATCGCGTTGGCGCAGGCTTTTCAGTTCGAGCTGATGCTGCGTCAGAAGGACGTTATTGGAGAATGGGTTCCGATCGCCGAGAAGGGGATTTCTGTCCTGCAGGATAGCGGCTTGAAATGGCTTCGCGGCATCCGCTGGGAGGAGATCGACCAGAACATGGTACTGACCCACATCACCAGCAAGCGAAATAAGGAGATTGAAGTCAGCCTTCGGAATGCTCCGATGGTCATGGAGGAGCTAGCGCTGCTCAGCCCCGTGCCCGGCATCAGCTACACGATGGTAGATCGCGAGATGCTGCCGGGAGATGGCCCCGTGATCATTTCTGAGTTCGACAGGCTTCCTTGGACTGGGCCCGAGTTTCGGCGCTGGTGGCGCCTCGTGGCGGACGCCTGCGGTATTCCGAAGTCCATCCGCAATATGGATAGCCGAGCTGGAGCGATCAGCGAAGCCACGGATGCCGGCGCCGATCTCGAGCACGTCAGGCACGCGGCGACCCACTCCGACATTGCCATGACCCAGCGATACAGCCGCGGGTCTGTGGAGAAGGTCGAGAACGTCCAGCGGTTGCGCACAAAGCACCGGAACAAAGGCGAAACTAAGTAGGTGAAGTACGTAAAGCGAACTAGATGACTGACCGATGACTGACTAGCCAAAAATGTTCAAAAAAGATCAAGGAATTCAAGGCAAGATTTTCTTAACTTTAACGAGCTGCTACCGGAACGTTGAGCAATTCCAATACTCACGTCAGTTGCCAATCCGAGTTTAAGAGGCACGGAGCCGCCTAGAGCTTCAATTGTCAGGAGAGAGATTATGACCAAGAAATTCCCTCCCAAGATCTTCGTCAAATGGGAGAAGCCGAGCAACGATGAACCGTATCTGGTGACCAGCGAGGAAATGTATGGCCTCGTCGATGCGGGTCCAAAGACCAAAATCGCGACCTACCAGCTCGTTGAAACGACCGAGGCCGAAATGGTCGTCAGCACGACGCGGCCGATCAAGGCTCCAGCCAAGCGCTAACCGCAGGAAGCCGCAAGGAGATGCAGATGTCAGGGCTGTTTGGTACTCTGGAAGAGAACGAGAAGTTTATCGAGGAGCGCATCGTCAGCCTTCGGCGCCAGATCGAGGACGAGAAAACCGAAACCCACTATCGCATTCAGCGGATCGAGCAACAATCCAAAGATCGAATCAGGGATACGCAGCGGGACTTTGTCGATCGAGTCGAGCCGATGCAGCGGGAGTTGGATGCCCTATTAAAGGCGGTAACTATCAAGCATATGATCTCACCGAGGCCCCCGATGATCGTTCCGGCAAAGGATGTTATTTAACGACCATCAAAGCAACTTTTTGGAGAGAGAAAATGGAAGCCAAAGAATACAATCCGATGAGCCTCAATGAGCTGGTCAGAAGTCTTCAGAGATACACAAATGATGCACAGGGTCTCTACGGCAGATGGATTGCCGCCATCCTTAAACCCGTGATCGATACCGCCTGTGAAGCAGACAACAATCGGCTAAGCGATGAAAACAAGGCCGACTTTGAGGCCTTTCGCGCCAGCGAGATCGAGACGGAAATCCGGAACAAGCAGAAAGAGCTTGATAAGCTTGAACGCGACTTAGCGGTCCTTCGACGAAAAGTTGCATAGACGGCAAGCAAAGGAAACCAGATGACGCACTCAGGCGGCAAGCCGCACAATGTCGGTGACAAGGGTCAACGATACGAAGTCCGCTCGACCGGCTACCCTAAGGACGAAGAGAGTGTGATCGGCTGGTGTCCAACTCTTGAAGGTGCCGAGAAGATGGCAGCTGCTATTCGAACTGCGCCGGGATGCCTGAGCACCGTCATTTTTGATCGACATGAAAGCAAGCAGATCATTCGACGTTTCGCAGGAATTTTACGTTAACGCGTCGTCAGGAGAAACGGATGACCACTCGCGACGACATTCAACAAGCACTCCACGACGCCATTGGCTGGCAGGAAGGTCTTGCAAATGCGTGGTCGATAGGATCCTCGGAACGCCAGGAAGCTTTAGACCAGATCAAAGCTTATCGACGGATTCTGAAGCGTCGATATGGCGAGGATCGAGCGGCGCTCGACATCCGGCTTGCCGATGCAAAACTCGTTGATGTCTTCGAACTAAGAGCCACCAAGATTTGCGATTGCGTTACTGGAGAAGCGGACCCGCAGCCGTGTCGGTGCGGAAAGTAGTTTTAATTGACAGGTAGTGAAAATGGCTGATTGGTTGCCGATCGAGACTGCACCGAGGGACGGGACACCCGTTGAATGTCTATGGCCGGGCTACGGTCAACCTGAAGGGCGGCTTCATCAAGGCGATTGCAGTTTCAAGCGCGATTGGTATGCGCTTGGAAAGCCAGTCGAACTGGAAATATGGTGGACTGGCGAAGATTTTAAAAATCCGACAGCCAAGCCGCCGATATATTGACGATCGATCGATCGGACGGAAAATGAGGAACTGCGGAAAGCCCTGACATCGGTTCGGGCAGAAGTCGATCTTAGGAAAGCGCCGAAGCTACTGGCAAAGATCGAAGCCGCACTTGGCATTTCTAGGTAGACAATGAAGGATCCGCGGGACACATGCCCAAATCGCCCTAGTCATACACCATGTCCAGAAGGCTACATGGATTGGCATTCGTGGGCCGAGCGGATATCCAAGACGCATAAGCAGATCCGGTGCAAACATTGCGGTCGCTTTAGCATCTGGGTCAACAAATCCGGAAAATTGAGTGCTGATCAGCAGCAAGGGGAAAAGACATGAGCCGATCATTTTTCGAACGCTGGTCCGATGTTATCCGACGTACGGCAATGCCGTCGACGCTCGTTTGCGAGATGTGCGACGGCAAGAAGGCTATTCAGACGCGAGATTTCCTGAACCGCGTTGTGAGCGGTGAGCCCTGTCCGCATTGCCAGGGACGCGGTTACTGTTCCGCTCCAGTCGAAGGCTAGTTAGCCTTTTCATCACATTCCCGCAACTCCCTCCTTGGCTCCCTAGGGAGGTTGGGGTGCAGCGGTTAATGGTTGACGGACTGCACGCCAACATAAGTCTGGAACGGCGTTGAGTAAATATCAGTCGGAAGCAGACCCCAAATGTTGGCTCCCGTAAGCTCCAGGAAGGCCATTGTTTTGGAGTGTGGTAGTAAGCCAAATGTCGCTGCTGTTGGATCGGTTCCTAAGAATTGCTTCACATAATCGATCATCAATTGAGCAGCTAGGGGACTATTTTGGTAGGCCGTAATTAAGGTGGCTACCTTGGCTGAATACGTCGTGCTGATATTCAACCCTGTGCACTGGCTTGTCGTAGGACCTAAGAATTGGAACGAGCCTTCGTAGCACTCACCTGTCAAATTCGGTAGTCCAGACGGGCGTCCAGCACCGTCATACCCTGCTGTAATAGTTTCCCATCCGTAATAGATATTATTTCCGCCACCACCTGTAGTATGTGCGTAAGCAAAAAGATTGCCTACGTCGGCAGGGAATGTCGAAGTCGACCGGTAGTCAGCATCAACCATTGCCAATGCGCTGGCAATGTTTGGTCCTGTTCCAGTTGCATAAAGATCGGCTGCTGTCGTCATGTTCGAATAGTCAGCGGCGCCAGAGGCATCTGCTGGGTACGTCGTATTTAACTGCGCACCTTGCGCGTAGGGCGCATAAGAAACCACGTCGCAATAATCGATCGGTCGATTTGGGAAAGTGTTGTAAGATGCTCCATCTCCAAATGCCGCAAGATCATGCCCTTGGAACTTGTATGTATTGAAATTCGTGGTATCGCCGAACGCTTGGCAAGCCATCACACGCTTCAGACGTGATTGCGCGCCAGTCCACGTAGCTTTTATATTCCCCATGATTTGACGCGTTCGAAGTCCGCTAAAACTTAAATTTTGCTGAACAGTGCCTAAAGCAGCGGCCGAAAGTCCCAAAGCGGCGCCCATTTGCCAACAATAATAGTATTGAGTGAAATTTCCGTTCCACGTCTCATTGCTGTACTCAGCATAGAAGTTCTGTGCCCCACCGAGAGTAGCTGCAACGAGTTGCGTCATGCTAATTACCGACGCATCGGAAATCAGAGACGGAAACGTGTACCATAAATGCGCATTGACAGCGTTGCATAGCGCGATCTGAATCGTGAGCGGCATGCCGCAATAAAGGCCACCGACCCCGTAGACTACCTGATCTAAAGTCGCATCATAGACAAAGCTCGCTTTGCCCGTGGCAAGTCCTCCGGCGGCGAGAGGAATTGCACCTACCGCCGAAAGCAGTTTCGCGCCTCGTCCTCCCACGTTGATAGTGGCCGTCGAAAGACTTCCATTTGAGCTGAATGCGGTCACAAAAGACGAGGCTATGCCACTCGGATAGCTGCTCGCCAGATCAATATGAGTGCCGTCAATGACGGTGATTTTCCACGCGCCTAGGGCTACTCCAATGCCACTGCCGTTAGGATTGTAGCCGCCAAAGGACACGATCTGGTTTGTCGACAGCGACGCGGTAGAAGCCATTGCAAGACGGATCAGCCCTGAACCGTTATTAGCAGCTCCTGTGATTGTCAGGACAGTGTTGGCGTTATTAATTGATCCCTGAAAAACTTCTTTATCGGTCCACGAAACAGGCATATCCGTGTAGGACCCGCAAGAATACACGTTCCCTGAATTACTGATTGCACCGGCCCAAATCGTCGGCGGGAACCGAATATTAGTGTAGCTCATCGACGCTATCGGAATTTGATAATTGTACTGCGGGTTAATTAAAACCTCTTGTCCTGCACTGAGCGTCCAGCCCATCTGCCGCAGGATGCCGGGATTTAACGCCCTTACAACAGACAGAAAATCAGGATTAAAGATGCCGCCAGCGTCAATCGCCGCCTCGTTCGAAGCGAGACATAGGACCATACTGGTGAGACTCTGCTGGGCATTACCGGCTATAAAGAAAAAGTTCGGCTGTGATGGAAACGGCGATTGCGTGATCGTGAAAACGATCCGTCCATTAGTTCCAGATAGATTCGTTCCGGTGTTGCCGCCGGCGCCCCCAGCAGTCACAAATCCGCCGCCCACTGTCACCAGCGTGCCGAATTGAAGTGCGAGCGCGAGCGTCCCGGTCCATTTTAAAACAAGCGCTTGTCCAGACCAGTTGGCTGGAATGGGGATCAGTCCCCCAATGTTTGCCGGGAGAGATGCTGTTTCTGGAAAACCGTTTGTATTGAGAATGGTTGGTGAATTTGTCGAAAGGGAAGTTGTCCAGGTCTTAAAGAAGTTCATGAACGGAAAAGCAGCGCCGACGCCACCAACGCCCGTTATATCAAAACCTCCCAATTGTGTCTTCCCAGTAACTCCAGAACTACGATGCAAAAAGGCTTTAGAACTACTCTGAGCAACAAATAACAACACCCCAAGTGATGCATTTTGTAAAAACTTTCGCTTAGAAATCATCATGCTAGTGATATGTTGCTGCTGCGGTAGGACCAGATGCAGATGCTATTGCACTGAAAGAGGCGTTGGTGGAGATAACTGTCCAATCGGCAGCAGCCGACGACCCAACGGTTAAATTTTCAGCGGGCGTTTCTGTTGAACCATTGAAATTTGCACCCCCATGATTGACAGAAAATAAAAAATCACCGGATGTTACATTGATGCTGGCGGTAGTTCCATTTCCAGAGCCGGTATGTTTAGCTAAATTCGTATTCAAATTATTTAGAATCCAGACAAAGACGTCGCGAGTTTGAAATGCGCACGATATGCAAGACAGTACTACATTCTGTACGCCTGATCCTACGGCAACAAGCCCGCTGAATATGTATGCTGAGTTTGACGGAGTTACTGCAATATCCTGAATCAAAGGAATGCTGTTTACAGTAACGGTGTACGTATCGGTTGAGGTTACTGATGAGCCGACTACGATATATCTGGTTGCTGATGCTGGTCCAATATCGATGGGGAATGTTGCTGCTGTACTAGCACCAGAGAACGTACCTGACCCAGCAAAGCTATAAGATGGAAGAGCGCCTCCCGGCGCCCCCTTCCCCGCCCCCGTCAACGGGACTTGCGCGCAGGCGCTCCAGCTAACCAGCAGCGCGAAGATGAGGGATGTGATGCGGAGCATGGATGTAGGCCTATTGTTGTACATACGTGATATTGCCGGCAACTAGCGACGTGCCGGACTGCAACAGACAGAGCGCGGATGCTGCCGTAGTGACGCCGACCGACCCGTTTCCGCTGCCCTGGGTGAAGCCGCCATTGGCCGTCAGGGACATACCGCTGGCGGCCGTGGTCGAACCCCAGATCGCATGCTGGGCCGCCGCGCAGGAGCCGCCCGTTCCGTCGATGAAGCTCAGCTTAATCGCCGTATCCGTGATGGCCGAAATCGAGCAAACGTAAATCACGGTCGATCCAGACAGAGCGATGAGGGAGACCGGACCCCCGGAGCTGGTCGAGAACGGCGCGTTGAGCTTGATCTTGGAATTGCAGGGGTCGTCGCTGACATAGCCGATACGGGCGGTGCCGGCGACCACGGGCGCGATCAGATCGGCATGGATCTGGCTCGCCGTATCGGCATCAATGTATGTCTTGCAGTTGCCGTCCGCCGCCGTGGCCGAACTCAGCGCCGCGGTGCCTCCCACGCTATCCAAGACATTCAGCGGGATCTTGGCACACACAGCGAACGCGTTCGTGGCAAAGAGCGATAGCGCCAATGCCAATAGGACTTTCTTGATCATCAGCGTGATCCTCTCAGTGGATAAGGGGGATGTATTGGGAATTGCAGGCGACGTTGAAGATCAGGCCGGTGGGCGTGCAGGCTCCTCCACCACCGCCTTTGTGGCCTGGCATCTGGTTCGCCGGCGACATGATCCAGATCTGGGCGTGTGCCGTTACGGCCAGTGCGGCCAATATCGTGAAGGCGAGAAGGGCGCCGCGCATCAGAATTGCGTGTAATAGAGGATGGCCTGCACGGCCGTGCCTGCGTTGGTCAGGATGCAGACATCCTTCCCGGTCGGCACTGGCTTGATGCCGGTATAGACCGGGAGATGGTCGATCTCGCCAATCTGGGCCGTGAGTTGGAATGCAGGCGTGATCGCGGTCTGGCCGGTATCGCAGGGATTGGTGACCTGCGTCCCATAGACGAATTGCACGCTGACCGTGCCGCCCGGCATGATGTTCCAGCCGCAGACGTAGATGCCCTTGGTTGATGTGCCTGTAATCAGCTTCGTCGCGCCGCTGGTCGACGCGTCGTAATTGGCCGATTGATTGCAGCCGAACATCTGGTTTGGCGAGACACCCTGCGCCTTCGCAGGCAACGAGCAGAGGGAGGCAATACAGCCAAGCGCCATGGCGCCTGCAAGCAGGATTTTTCGCATGTTTGTCCTCATCAGTTTGAAAGAGTGCAGGTCGCTTAGGTCATGCTGCCCGGCAGAAAGCAGCGAATCTGATTGAGATGCCCATCCCGCCGATATGGCCAGACCATGGTCGGCCCGGCGCGGTTCGGTCCGTCGACTATGGCGCTGTCGGGCACATCGACCCATTCGCCCTCAAGTCGGACGCGGTAATGGCCGTCCTTGGTTTCCCAATCGACATCATCGAGCCGCAGTGCATCGGAGCCATCGCAGCAGGGCGATTTGATCTTGCTCGAGAGGCCCATGAACCAGCCGTCGAGTTCGGGACGGGTGATGTTGTGGGCGCGGGCCGCGTGCCAGGCGAACATGCTGGCCACGACGGCGAAGATGATGATCAGAAAGCGGCGGATGGTGCGCGGGCTGTCATTGTGTGGAGCGGGCCTCAATGCTTTGAGTCCACTTTGGCGGACAGCGTCCGGATGTCCGCCTTGATGTCGGCTCCCATCGTGCGGATATCGTTGCGGAGTTCGCCGATTGACTCCTTGACGTCGTCCTTGAGGGCGTAGTTATCGCGGCCCCAGATTTCGACCTCGCTGATTTTCCGCTCGACGTTTTCAATATGTCTGCGCAAGGACAGCCCCAATTCTCCTGTGTTTCGTTCCTGCGCATCGCGCTCTCGAACGATCTCGGCCATATGGTTTGTCAGCAGCGTCGCCGTATGTGCGCGTTCCTTGGCTAGTTTCTTATCGATATCCTGCGCGATCTTGCCGACCGCCCAGACGCATCCGCCCAGAATGCCGCCGGCCGTGAACAGGCAGGTCACCACCGCGACCGACAGCATTCCCCATTCGAAAGTCGTCATGTCATAGATTCCAACCGCTTGAAGGTGTCGCTACGCCTTACTGCGGCTGGGCCAGCACACCGATCGCGCGGGCCGCTCGCTTCGTCGATAGGTCTCAGAAGTGATAGCTGAATCCGAACGTCCCGCGGTTTTCCGTGCTGACGATCGCCGGCACGCCGGGAATGGCGGACACATTGGTCGCGCCGTACTGTGCGTTCAGGTAATCGACATCGATCGTGAACCGGCTGTTCGGCACGAAGAAATGAGCCGCTGCGCCTGCGCAGTAGCCCGTCAGCGCGCCGTTCTGGCATGCACCGATCAGGACCGTCGGGACGGCGGTCGCGAGCGGGCCGGGCAGGATGATCGGCGCGATGTTGAACATCGTGGCCAGATTGCCGCCGAACTCGACGCCTTCGAAGGCGAAGAACTTGTTCGACTGCGTGAGCGTCAGGCCGCCGAGATTCGGGTTCTGCTGGCCGACGGCGTAATCCCCTTTGGCCTTCACGCCGAGCCAATAGGTGCCGTTGTAGAACTGGTATCCGCCGTTGATGCCCATGTAGGTACCGTTGGCGTTCAAGCTCGCCAGATTGATCACGTTCACGCCCGATCCGGAACCCGATAGTTCGGCGCCCAGGAAGAAGCCGGAACAGCCGGTGGCATCGCAGGGTGCCTTCAGGGGGGCAAAGGCTGGCGCCTTGATGATCGGGGACGGAGTGGAATTCACATCAGCGGCCATCGCCGCCGAGATCATTCCAAGGCCTGCCATGAAGGCAAGCAGTGTCGTTCGCAGTTTCATTTGCGTGTACTCCTGAGTTGAGATTTTGGAAGGTTTGTGGACAATGACCGGGGTTGTTCGCTGCGACACCGGTCAGGTTATCTGCTAGCGGAGGGCTTCGTTGAAAGGAGCCCGGCCGGACAGCGCGTTCTTCAGCGCATAGCCTTCCAGCGCCCAGATTTTATCGCGGGCGTTCTTGCGGGCGATGCCCTTGCCGATATCGGCGTCGAAGTTCTCAGGCGAGGCCGCTGCGCTTTCGCCGACGACCTGAAATCCGTTCTTCAGGGTCAGGGCGCAAACCGTCAGGGCAGTGCCCGGAAAGACGTAATACTGCTCGGCGACAATCTGCGCGTCGATCAGCGTGGGTGTTAGACGCGGTGCAGTCTTGCCCTTGCGGACGATTTCTTCTTCGAGCGTGGCTTCATCAGTGGTCATCGGTTCTTCCTATGCGGGATTTGCCGGAATCCGTCCGGCGCGGATTTCGTTCAGCCAGCCTTCGCGATGGCGCTGACCGCGGCGCTCGCGCCTTCGGCCGGTGCGATCTTGTTCTGCGATGGATCCATTGCGATCGCGGCCAGTGTCGGATTAGCTTGCGCATTGACCTTGATCGGATCGACGCCGGGCATCGCCGCGACGGTCCGGACCATAGCTCCCTGGCCGGAGAACATCGTCACAAGGCCGCCGAAGAACATGTTGCCGAGGCCTGCAAGCGAGACGAGCTTGTGGGTAGCGACGGGCCCGAACAGATCGGTCAATTGCGTGCCGCCGCCGATGATGACGCCATTCAACAGGACGATGATTCCGAGCCACTGCAGGGGCGTCCAAGTACGAGGGTCCATGCGATTATTTCCTTTGCAAATGAGGGATATAAATTCTCTGGCACCACGCACCATCGGAATGCCTCTGCATGTAGAAGCAGTCCGCCTTCGACATCGGTCCCAGCATCGAGACCGGCTGCATCGCCACTTCCGGATTGAACGACATCAGGTAGAACAGCAGGAGCGGGATTTCGGCGCCGTTCATGACAGGATTCCTTTCGCGATCGTCGGATCGATCGCAATCATCATCGACAGCAGCGGCGCGCAGCCTTCCTGCGTGTCGACATATTTCGGGTTGTAGACGCGGTCGCGCACGAACTTTCCCGACACATATTGATCCGATCCGGACCAGACATAGGCCGACGGCACCCCGCGGATGGCATAGCCGAGGCCGTTGTATTCCTCGAACAGCGTCAGCACGCCGCCGATCGTCCATGTCGTCCACTTCGCGGCGAACGGCGGGCAATTGACCAGCGCGTCGACCGCAGCGCGCGTCCACGCGTCATGACCCGGCGTAATGTCGCCATCGTGCGAGAGGAACGGCCCACGGCCGGCCGGCACGTTGTGGGAGCGCTTGTTGAGCGCATCGCCCTGGCCGAGCTGGAAATCCCAGTGCGGCGGGCCGCCATATTCCCGTTCCGCGACGATCGCGATGAACCACCATGGCACTGGGCTCATCTTGAGATCGACCAAGCGATCGGTGACGCCCTCGAAGCGGGCCTTGGCACCGGGATCGCACAGCCGCAGCGCGGTCGCGTGGAACGCCGGAATCTTCGCCGCAGTGACATGCATCACGGCCCAGCGGTGCGCGTTCGCGCCTTCCAGCGCGAGGATATTGGTCATCGGAAATGCTCCGGTACGGGGCAACCAATGGTTGCTCCTTGGGAGGTTGTGGATTAGAATTGAACGCTGGAGGACTACGCCAAATATTCGGAGGGTAATTTATGAGTTATGCGATCACGGCGGCCGCTGCCGTCATTATTCTTGGATTCATTGTCTCGACATCGGCCTGCGGCAAGCACCAATGTGAACTTTCCGAACAGGAGATGGCGGCGCTTCGCAACTATCGCGTCGAGTACAGTTATTGGTCGTTCAAGCCGATTGCGGGCCGTAACGCGGAAACCATTTCGTTGCAGGATGCTCGCCGCTAGGTGTGATAGTTGCAACTTCCGAACACCGTTCCGGTCGTGCCGAATTGTGCCGCAGTGATATTTGCCGACGTCGTCGCACTTCCTTGAAACAAGCCGATCTGGCTTGTATTTGGATTGATAACGCCCCCGACGAAGACATTCGCCGCCGTGAGTCCGGTCACGGTATAAAACCCGATGGTGCAGCTTGCAAAATCGTTCGCCGTATTTGCTGAGGTCGCCGGGAGTCCGGAAATGGAGACGTTCCCGGTCGGACTTCCGGTCCAACCCGAAAGGGTGATCGAAAACCTCGCGGTAATCTGTCTCCCGATCTGCTCGTAGGATCCAACACGGAACGTATAGGCCGGGGTTCCTACCGTGGCCGTCGTCGTAATCGCTGGCGTCCACGCCGCTGCGGTATAGGTCGGAAAGCCGCCGGCGCCGTTGGCCGCGACGCCGAGCGCCGTGGCGACACCGGTCCCGAGGCCGGAGACTCCGGAGACCGGGAGGCCCGTCGCATTCGTCAGCGTGGCGGATGAGGGTGTCCCGAGCGCCCCATTAAAGGTGACGAAAGCGCCGGCTGATCCAACCCCGATCCCGAGCGCGGTGGCTACATTGGCGCCGAGCCCGGTAATACTGCCGATCGCCGGCGTGCAGGTGGCTGCGGAAATCGCCGTGATCAGGCCCTTGGCGTTGACCGTCAGCGCGACGCAAGCGGTGACCGAGCCAAAGCTGCCGACGTTGGCATTGACGGTATTGAACGTGAAGGCACCGGCATTCGCTAGCGTCAGATCGCCCGACGGCGTCTGTGCGGCGGCGAGGCCGGAGATCTGCCCGATCAGGATCTTGCCCGAGGCCAGCGCCAAGCTGCTGCCACCTCCGAACGCATTCTGCACGAAGGTGGTCGACGCCGCCTTGTTGGTGGTGTCGCCGTTCGGCGCAGTGACGACCACGCAATTCGGATTGGTCGGCCCGCAGCCCTGCGCCGCCGCTGGCGCGAGGCTGGCGCACAGCAGACCGAACGCGACGAGGAGCGCGCGGATCGTCATAGCGTCGCGCTCGATGCGATCGTGAAGGGATTGCCGCTATTGGCCGCAGCCGCTGCCAGCCACGCCCCGGCGACGCCGTCGCCCGTAAAGGGCAGGATGCCGCCCGGGAACACCGGCCAGTTGCCCGGATTGGGGCCCGCCGTCAGCGCATTGCCGGCCGAGTCGATGGCCTGGCAGACATAGATGATCTGCGATCCCGGATTGGCGAAGGTGACCTTCTGGCGCTGCGGATTTGCCGCCAGCACTTGGACCGATCCCACTCCAAGTGAGACCCCCAGCGTCCCGCCATTGATTGCTGGCGTGATCATGTTCTGCTGGTTGAGCGTCAGTGCGCTGATGTTCGCGTTAGCCATGGGGTGCTGCCTTCATGTTAGCCGATCTTTTATTGTTTGATTCCGGCGGCGATCGCGTCGATATTCGACTTGTGTTTGCTGCGGTCGGCCCAATCGAATTTCTGGCCATCGTGTTCGTCGACGATTTTCTGGCAAGCTTCAAAGCCCGGCATCCATTTTTGGCCAGGTACATATTTCGGACCGGTCGCATGGTCATGATACCGATGCACGCACCACACATAGCCTTCGCGGATATCGCGTTCGGACGAAATCGCCTGTTCCGTGCATGAGGCCAGCAATGTTGCCAGGATCAATCCAGCGGCGGCATTTTGCATGCGCAGGATTGCGATCAGTTGATCTGGTTCGGCATCGTGTTGATGCCGTTCCAGAAATCGAACGTACCGGCCGTCGGCGTCAGGTTCGGTGTTCCTGTCACCATGACGAACATGCCGTTCTTGTCGAGGTAGAGCGGGCCCTGTCCGGCCATCGGCACCGCCGAGACACTGGTGATCGCCTGCGGCCCGAAAATGAAGCCAGCGATGCTCGATCCGGTGATCAACGTCGCCCCGACCGTCGTTGTGGTCCATTCGTTCTTGGCTTCGACAGCGCCCAGCGATCGATCATAGCAGCCCATGCTCAGCGCATCGAGGTCGAGGTTGGTGAACCCATAAAGCGTGCCAGCGACCACGGTACCGAATTGCACGATCAGCGGCGTGAGGAGCGGCGGATTGCAATGGCCATCCGCGCGGATATTCTCGAACGAGTTCTGGTGCAGTTGGCTCTGCACGAGCGATGGTACGAACGCGCAGGTCGGAAGCGCCCAGTACAGCACGTCGCCGGAATTGCCCAATTTGTTCAGATTGACTGTAACGGTCGTCGCGTTCTGGGCGATCGTTCGTGTCACACTCTCGAATTGATAGCCGCCGAATGCGACCCCGGTCCCGTTTGCGCTGGTGCTCGTTGCCGAATTATCGGCGATCGATATGCTCCACGTACCGGCACCTCCCTGCAGGGTCTGATTGGCGACCGTGCCGCAGGACATGGTCTGTCCCTGAAAACGCCGGAGCTGGTTGGCGGGTACGGTCCACGTAATGAGTTCAGGGCCGGTAACGCCGCCGCGCGTGAACAAGGTGCGGACCGCGCCGCGATAAGCATGTGCGGCAAAATCATCCGGCGCAAAGATAAGCGACGTCGTCTTAGTGAATCCATCTGGTCCTAACCCGCTCGTATTACCAACGGTATCGCCGCGGATGACCGGAAACAGGAACACAGGGCTGCTGCTGGCGGGAGAAACCGCGCCCATCATGCCCGCCACAGTGATCGACGTGTTCGGGACCACGGCGATGACACGCGCGCCGGCTATATAGCAGGTGTTAATGCTTACGGTGCAGCCGGACGCTGTTCCAGCGGTCACGGTACATAGTACGGTGCCGGCATTGCAACTGATGAAACCGGCCCCTCCCCCCGGAAAGCCCCAGAACCCGTCATAGGCGTTCGTGGTGAAGGATGATCCGGTTGCTACGACGATGATGTCGCCGACCGCGATCTGCTGGGTATTGGCGCAGGTAAAGGTGGGATTTGCGTTCGTCGTCTGGAAAGATGAGCAACTTGCCGGCGTCTGCTGGGCGGTGCCAGTGGCATTCTGCTTGACGTTGAGGACGATACCGGTGACCTGCTGGAAATTGGCGTTTGGCAGCAGGTTGTCGACGGTCCCGACCGACGCACCCGGATAATTCGAGGTGAACGATATCCGCCAATTGCCCGAGGCTGCCGCGTCGGTGGTGATGAAGGCCCAGCTATTCAGCAGCAGCGTGCCGGAAACGCCGGACGTGAGACCTTCGATCGTGTCGTGGCTGTCAATGACCAGCGTGACGGCGCCGCCGCTGCCGAGCACATGGATCCAGAGCCCAAACCCGTTCCACAGCGTGTTGGCGCGCGGCAGCGTGAAGTTGATCGGGCCGGTCGCGATATAGGTCTGGCCACAGAACGAGGCCGTCACCGCCTGATTGACGGCGACCTGGGTCAGCGTCGAGCCGACGTCGAGATTGCCGGGAGCGCTCGCGTTCGACAGCAACTGGCAGTTCGGCGACAACGTCGCGGCACCGCCAAGCCCGAACGCCGCGCGGCCTGCGGCGAGGCTGCCGGCATTGACCACTGGCTGCATCGCCGAGGAAATGATTCCCGTCGCCGGAATCACGCCGGCGATCACATTGCCTTGGCTGTCGAACGCTATTCCGGTATTGGCGCGCCGGGCGGCGGTCGGCAGCACCAGATTGATGGTCGGCGGATCGACGATCGGCGCGGTGATGGCGCGAACAAGCTGGTCGGAGTTCTGCTGATCCAGCATCACGCCGAGGTCGAGCCCGGTTTCGGCGCCATTGCCGAGCGCAGTCAGCGAAGTCTTGTTCTGCAGGCTGACTGCCTGCGTCAGCGGCAGCGTGCGGAAGATCGTCAGACTGGTGCCGTTGGCGATCGGCGAGCCGCCCGGATTATAGGTGACCGTGCCGCCGATGCCCCAGATCGCGCCCTGCAGCGGCGGATTGAGCGTGATCTGGTATTGCGTGGTGCCCGCACCTTGCGTCAGCGCGGTCTGGTTGCCGGAGGCGTCGGTAAAGATCACACTGATATAGGCCGACGCCACGCCGACGAAGCTGAAGGCGAACTGCGTCTGTGCGCCATTGCCGAGCACGGTCGTCTTGTTGACGCTCGAATTGACGGTCGCCTGCGTTGAATATGGCGCAAGCGTCGGCGCGCCCAGCATCAGCGCGATCAGGCATCGGGCGATCCATCGCTTCATGGGGTATCCTTTTTCGGGTGCACATGCGGGTGCAGGCAATGTTTGGCGATATGGAGATCTTCGCCCGGGCGCTTCATCGCGCGCGCGTGCTCGTCCTGCTGATGGGTATGACGCTTGTGCGGTGCGACCTTGCTGCGCCCTGGGTGCTTGGCCTGGTGCGGCGGATGCGGGGGTTTTTCGGTCATGGCCTAGTGAACGGGCTCGCCGCGGAGCTTCGCGGTCTTGGCCGCGTTGGCCTTGGTGATGATGTCCGGATTCTGCATCAGGATGATCGACCGCGCCGATTCCCGGGCGCTGGTGATGATGTCCTTGATCTTCTCGGACTGGACCTGTTTCGGCATCGACGTGAAGCCCGGCGTGTTGACCAGTGCGTTCATGCGCATCTTCGCCATCCGTCCGCCGGTCCGGGTGAAATCGTCATATTGCTGATCGGAGAGTTCGACACCGCGGATCTTGCGTTCCAAGCGTCCGGGGTAATAGCCCGCATCGAGCAGCGCCTTGGTGGCGGGATCATTGTTGACGGCCGATGGTCCGAGCGCAGTGTGGCTTTCGATCGGTTCGCCCCAGATGTCACGGACCGGAAATAAGCCGCGCGACATGCCAGGAATATGATTCCGTGCCACGTCGAGCATGGTGCGTACCTCGCGGCGATAAGGATCGGACAAGTTCGTGATCTGCGAAAGGCCAACCGAGAATGGAATGAAATCGGCCGCGAGATTGCGCAAATAGCGGCCACCATCGCGGTCCCAGTGCCGGGCCGCGTCGATGAAATTCGACAGCCCCTTGGCCCAACTCTCGTCGGCGACCACTTCGGCAAACCCGAATATAGCCCCTGCCGCCGCCTTAGTTAGGCCCTCCTCGTTGAGCGCGTGACCGGCCTCATATATGTCAGCGGTGCCCGCGATCAGCGGACCGAGACCACCCAAATATTTCCGATACGGAACATAGGATTCGCCGACCTTGATGCTGTAAGGTTTCCATCCCGTCATTTCCTTGATCGCAAGTTGCTTCGGATCGGATGGGCCGCCACCAGTCAGAATCGCCTCGGACGTCAAACCGATTACAGCCGTTGAAAGACCGATACCAACCGCAATGCGCGCTCCTTGCATGTGTTGCGCAACGGGGCCGTTCTTACCCATCAGGTTGTCGCGCACAGCCTGTGAGGCGAAAGGTCCAATGATCGTTCGCTCGTTGAAACTCTCGTGCAGAATATTGGCGCCGACCTGCATGAACGGCATGACAATCTTAGCGAGGATGTTGTTGTTGACCGCTTTCTGCAGATGATACTGCGCCGTACCGAACTGGGCTCTTTTCATCAAGACCATTTTCATGGCCTCGTCGTGCGCCGCTTCTATTTCGGAAGTCGGCGGCGACTGCGTAAAATCCGCGATCTTGGTATTGAAGGCGTCGGAGCCCGGTTCAAGCCCGTCTTTCATCGCCGATCGAAACGCGCGACGCGCGATCTCTGCTTCATAGTTCATGCTATAGTGAACAGTATGGATCGCGGTCACCGCACGCGATGGCGTCTCGATGACATAGCCTAGCATACCCGGAATTGCCTGCGGCCGATGCGCCGCCTCGATTTGGCCAATCAAGCCTTCGACGTCGCCTTTCATGAAAGGTACACCGGTTTTCAGCGCCGTCATTGCCGGGCCAAACCCATCCCGCATACCGCGCACCATGCCGTAGAGCTGCGCGCCGACTTCGCCAAAATAGACTCGCTCGCCCGGCGGCAAATCGCGGAACGCTCCATAAGCGGCAGCAACGCTAGTATCGACGGTTGACTTGAATATCTGAGTGACCGTGTTGCCGATGTCATATCCAGCGTGGGTGATCGGACCCGAGATCAGATTGTTGATGAACCACGACAAGATACCCTGTCGTATTTTCTGCCAGCGCGTCAGGTTCGCCTCGGCCACCGCTTTTGATACCTGCTGCGGTGTCTCCATCATCGCGAGCAGCGCGCCCTCTTCCTTCATCTGGTAGAGTGTCTTGCCTTGCGTGTTGCGCAGGAATGCGGAGAGATCGGCCGCTTCCTTTGATCCGCCGAGATCACGGAAGGCACGCAGCGCCCGGCCGGCTTCTGCGGTCAGGCCCGAGACCTGCTCCTGGATCATCAAATGGCGCGCGCGGGCCTCGGCATACGCCACCACTTCGGCCTCGGTCCCGCCGGCGATCTTCGCTGCGGCATCGCGCACGGCGCCCGCCGACTGGATCAGCAGTTTGCGCGCGGCCACGATCTGTTCGGCATTGAACGCCTCGCCCAGCTTGCGTTCGGCCAGTTTGCCGGCATCCATGCCGAGGGCATCGGCGAGCTTCAGGACCTCGGCATCGGATACCCGGCCGCGCGTGATCGCATTGTCATAAGGCGACAATTCCTCCGCGGTCGCGCGGATCACGGCATTGACGTCCTCGCCGGTGCCAAGATTGTCCAGCCGGATATTGCCGGCCTTGTCGATCAGATGGGTTTCGGATTTGGGGAGATCGGTGGTCGGGCTTAGGCGCTCTTGAGCTTCGCCGCGAGCTCGTGCAGCGCCGCCGCCCTGCTCTGCGGGTTGTACTGACGCAACTGCGTCGCGCGCGCCTGATGCATCTGGACGTTCATCAAAGGTGTCCCAGCCTGGCGCCGCGACATCCCAGCCGGGGACGTCTTCGGTTCGCTCGGGGGCACCGCGCTCGATTTCGGCATCGTCGGCTTCAAGGGCGAGTCTTTCGATGATTTGAGCCGGATCATTTAATCCCTCTTTGTGGTATAATTCAAGGGCGCGCGTGCGTTCCGCATCGGATAATTCGGCACCGCCGGCCTGCTTGACGGTGTCGTTGATGCCTTCGAGAAAACTGTGTTCGGCGTGCGCCTGTTCGGCCGGATCGGTCGGCCGTTCATGTGAAGCAACCTTGCCCCGCACCTCGGCATCGATCGCGTCGAGGAAATCCGTGATCGATGCGCCTTCCGGCAGATGGCCGGCCTCGATCGCGGCTTCGCGGGCGCGGTCGATCGACATGGTCGCGGATCGTCCGGCCTTGCGCGCCGCGCTGGATAATTGCTTCGGCGTGCGGATCAATTGGCCGTGGCCGGGAATGTAGTGGTTCTTGGCGCCGAGCGATTGCTTGAGATCGGCGATCAGCGCATCGCTGGCGCTGATCCCGCCGCGCGAGGCGATGAACTGCAGGAGCGGGGTCTGGGGTTTGTTTAGGCGCTCTGACTCTTTGCGTGCGCCAGCGCTTTCACCCGCAGCTTCACCTCCGCCCGCGCGCTTCGCTCCAGATCCGCCAACAACTTCAGTTTCTCCGGCGATTGCCCCGGATGCATCTGCATGACCTGCAGATTGCGCACCTCTTGGCGCACGCCTTTCAGCTTCCGCTCCAGTGTCGGTAAGTCGGGTGTCATTCTCCTTGCCTTCTACCAGATTTTGAGCGGCATGGGAATCCCGTTCTGCTTCGATGGTGGAAGCAACCTGATGGCTGCGCTCGGGCGGCGTGGTTGCCGCCAATTCTTCATGAGTCTCTGCAAGGCCACCTTTGGTTTCACGCTCCGGCGCAATTACCGTCTTTTCCGGCGTTTCGGTTAACAGCCGGTCGAAAACCCCGCGAATATCGTCCGAAATCGGGGCTTTCAGCGCTGCAACGGTCCGGTAGATCGTGGTCAGCCACGCCTTGAACTGGGCGAACACCCGGGCCAGCGCGCGCGACGGCGCGCGGCCCTCCATCATGTAGGTCTCGAAGCCGCGGGCGAATTTCTCGTGGTGGCGGGTCTTGATGCTATCAGGCGAATCAATCCCGAGCCATTTCATAACGGTATCTGAATCCGCCCGGAGACTGGCCGGCGCTTCTTCGTCCCGCGCATCGTCCAGCATCCGATCGAGCCAGTCATGGCCGGTCTCATGGATGAAGGTCGAGGCGTCCGCTTTCTTCATCAGCGTGATCGTGTTCCGCGCGTCCTCGCGCAGCCGGATACGACCATTGCGCGTCGCGGTCTGTGCCAATTCCATCTCGCGGGACGCCTCTTTCTCTTTGGCCTTCCCCACCTTGATCTCCGGCGCTTCCGCCGCATACATCTCGGCGGCTGCGCCCTTCTTGCCTTCGAACCGTTGCGCCCTCGTCTCCCAGTAGGAGGCCACGACCTGGGCCGCGGCCTGCGCCTCCTCGGCGGGCCGGCCGGCGGCAACTAGCTTCTGCGACACATCGGCGACGATCGAGGGTGCATGCGCGATCGGCAACCGCGCAGCTTCCTCCGGCGTGTCCGGCTTGATGGCCTGCTTACCGGCGAACTGGGCGCCTTTCTCCGCGCCCTTGATCAAGGCTTCGGGCTGTGAAGGTGTGGCGACCTGCTTGGCTGGCTTCGCCTCTGCTGGGGCAGGCGCCGCAACAGGTTCAGCCGCAGCGTCGCCCGCAACCGGAACTTCGCTAGGCACAGCCTCAACCGGCTTCTCTTCATGGGCTACAGCCTCTGCTGGCGGCGCTTCCGTAGCTGCCGCTTCCGGCATCCGCTCCTGCGCATCCCGATAGGCCTTCGCCACATCACCCGACAGATCGCGCATCCGGTAGTCGGTCGACATCAGTTGTCCGCGCACCTTCGCCATATCGGCGGAATCGGCCTGCGTGTGCTCGGCGATATAGGCGTCTCGCTCGGCCACCAGCGGATCGAGCCGCGCCTGGTATTTCTTGGCGAGGCGCGGCGTGGCGTCCTGCAGTTTCTGCTCGAGATCGGCGATCTCCGGGCCATGCGGCGCGGCCTCGCGGGCGGTCTGGTCGCGCACCTCGCGGAGTTCGCTGATCCAGCGCCGGAAGGTGTCCTTCTTCTCGGCCAGCGTATCGAACTCCTGGAACGTCTCTGGCGCGATCTGGCGGGCAACCGTGTGGATGTCCGCGGGCTCGGCGGCAGGTGCTGCTGGCGGTGCCACCGGCGATGGCGCGGCCTCCGCGTCCTTGCCGGATAGAGGTTCCGGCTTGGCCACGTCCTGCACCTTGGCGGCTTCCGCCACCGCTTTCGCTGGTTCGGCCTCAACCGGCGCCGTTCCGAAATATCCCGCCTCGCCCGATCCGATCGTATCCAGCGATTTCGCGTGCGTGACGATCTCCGGGACATGCGGAATGCCGGCCATCTGATGTAGCCCAGCCGGAAATGCCTCTGGGATCGATGCGATCTGGCGGCCGAGCGATGGTGCGCCAGCTTCGGCACCTATCTGGGCAACCGCCTCCTGTCCGCCATGAAACACGCCCGACGCCGCGCTCTTGGCTGCCAGCAGTGCCGCGACGGCGGGCCGCATCACGGCTTCGTTGGCCGCCTTGATGATGTTGCGCTGGCCCTTGGCGTAGTCGTTATAGACGCCGGCCTTGCGCAGCGCTTCGTCGGCTTCGCTGAGCTCGGCATTGCCCGCACCCCAATCCTGCTTGAAGCCATAACCGAACGCATCAAGGACGCGCGCATGTGAACGGCCCGGATTGGAAAAGATCATGTCCTGAATCGGCGAGACGTTGCGCACCGGCTGGTCGGTCGGCTTGTAGTCGGCCGGAAACAGCGTATCGACGTCCTTGGCGCCGAACAGTGTATCGACGTCCGGCTTGTCCGGCGCCGCGTCTTGGCCCTGGGTGATGTCGCTCATTGGCTTACCGGTGCGGCAGGTGCCACAGCAGCTGGCTTGCGCTTGGCCCAGCCCTGCGCAATCGCCATGTCGTCGGCCTGCTGCTTGGTGACCTTGCCGGCATGGTAGGCCGAGACGAGGTCGTCGAGCTTCTTGATGCTTGAGAAATCGAAACTATCCTTGTCCTTCGGCGTGTCATGGACCGTATCGTTGAACCACTGATCCATCGGCCGCTTGAAGTTCTTGATGATCTTGCCGACATAATCCGGACTGTCGGGATCGAGCAGTTGGGTCGGCGACTTGCCATCGCGGCGTCCCGCCTCGTAGGCTGGCAGCGCCTGCGCCATGAACTTCAGATAGAGTTCGTCGCCCTTCGGATCCTTGATGTGCAGGCCTTCGTCGGTACCGGTGATCTGGCCGCGGGCATTGCGCAGGAATTCCTGCCGCATGGTGGACTCGGCCGAGCCTTCCGGCGATTTCTTCAAATTGATCTCACCGCGCAGTTTCTCCACGCCGGCCATCGTCAGATCGCCGTTCGGGCCCAGCCGGCCATAAAGCTGGTTGTCATCCGTGATGCGTCCCGGCATACCCTGTGGCGCATGCACCATCTGGAACGCCTTGACGAAACCCGAGCCGTAGGTCTTGTCGTCCTTCTCGCCGGGATCGCCTTGCAGCTTGATCAGCCGATCCTTGGATTCGCGCGAGAGACGATCGTCGAGCGCGATGGATTGCGTCGAGAGCGGCTTGGCGTTCTGCGCGGGCGCGTAGATCTGTTTCAGGTAGTCGTTCTCGGCGGCCTCCGAGACCATCTTCTTCTGCTGGTCCTGAATGTGAATCTGCCGCTCCATGTCGGCATAGGACGCATTCTGCGCCTCGAATATCTTGTTCGTGTAGGTCATCGCGGCGTTCATCGCGAGCGGATGATCGAGCAGATACGGATCGTTGGTGATCCGCTTGATGACGTCGCTCTTGTTGGTTTCCGAGAAATCCTGCGCGGCCTGAAAGCGCGGGAATCCGCCCAGCGCGACCGGCTGGGCACCGGACTCCTGCGTGCCATTGCCGGGAAGCGCGCCACTGGCCTTGATCGGCTGATCGTAGAAGCGCTGCGCCCACATCGCGGCGAAATCGCCTGATGAGACTGTCTCCACGCCACCCGGAAATTGCGCCTTCATCGAGGGCGTCATGTTGCCCCAGATTGCCTGCTTGGCCCAGCCGACACCCTTCTCGCGGCCTTCCACGGTCGAGACCATGTTCTGCCAGGCTGGCAGGTTCGGCTGCGATAGATGCGCGACCGCGCCGCCGATGCCCTGCTGATGGGCCAGGTAATAATCGGCTGGCGTCGGCTCGTGGCCGAGCGTGCGGGCCAGTGCATCGTGGTGTTCGGCGTTCTCCATCGACAGCGCGCGCGCCTGGGTCGTCGGATCGGTCCGGTTGGTATCATTGATGCCGTAACGCGCCTCGAGCGCCGGTGAGAACTGCCCCAGCCCGCCATGTGATCCGCTTTGGGCGTTCGGGTTGCCACCGGATTCGATCTGAAACGTGCGCTGCACATAGCCCGGGGGCAGGTTGACGCCGCGCCCCATATAGATGTCGGCGGTCTTCTGGCCGTCATAACTGGCGGCCTGCGTCTTCAGCGCCTGTTCGATCGTGGCACGCGAGCTCGGATCGATCCGGTCATACTGACCATGGAAGAAATCGATCGCGCGTTGCAAGCTCGTCTGCGAGCCGTCGGCGACCGTCGATTTGATGATCTCGGCGACGTTCTTGCCGCGGTTGCGTTGCACCTCGATATCGCCGTCGAGGCCTTTGTATTGGGCGGCCTGCCGGGCGTAATCATCCGAGCGCGACAGGCTCAACACGACACTCGGATTGGCGTTGATCGCGACATTGCCCGGCGTAGTAGCCGCCCCGATTGCCGCGCGGCTGCCGCTGGAGGCTGCACCGTCGGTTGCCGTGTTGGTGTCCCAGACCGATTTCTGTTGCGCAGCGTGGCGCGATGATTGCGCGTAGGCCGCGTCCGTCAGGCGTCGTCCTTCGGTATCAACCAGTCCGGCCGTGAACGGATTGCCGGCCTGTGATCTCGTCTGCTGATGGATATCGTCGATCTGCTGCTTGAAAGTCGGCAGCGCCAGTTCGGCGTCCTTGCCGCGCAGCGTCAGGAATTTCTCCTGCGCGCTGGTGACCTGATCGGACTGCCAGGAATGCAGCTCGTTGGCGTGGGTCTGGGCGTCCTGCCTCGCCTGCATCGTGGCGGTATCGAACCCCTGCGCATCGGCGTGTTCGATGCCGGCGCCAAGTTGCGATAACCCGCGTCCGATCGCGGCCCCGAACATGTCCGGATCGGCGTGAATCTCCTGCCGCGCGCCGGGGCCGCCGGCCGGATTGACCTCCGGATAGGGCTCGTAATTCAATGGATGCGAAGCCATCAGGCGCCTGACGTCATGTTCTGCAGTTTCGCATAGTTCGATCCGACCGTGCTCGCACCCGACAGCAGCGTTCCGGCCGCACCAATCTCGCTCCCCGTCGTCGCCTGTTCGCTGGCGAAGGAATCAAGCTGGCTCTGCGCCGTGTCGGAATTGGCCTGTACCTCGTCGGCGTAGGCTTTCTTCGCGGCGTTGCCGCGGATCGTCAGCGAATCCAGCATGCCCATCGAAGCTGTGCCGGCGCGCACTTCGGCCGCAGATCCGGTATTGACATCGATCCCTGACGCGCCCTGGGCGGCCTTCTCCTGTCCAACCTTGGCGCGGGTCTTCAGGCCCTGATTCACGGCCGCGATCTCGCCGGACTGGATATCCAGCGTGCCCTGTTGCTGCGCCAGCTTGGCGTTATTGGCCGCGACCTGGGCCTTATAGGATTCGGAGGCCGAGGTGGCGGCGCCCGATTCCAATGCGCCGCCAGCGCTGACGGCCGCGCCCACCCCGCCAATGATCGCCAGCGATACTGGATCGATGCCCATCTATTTCTCAATCCAGAAGCGGCGGAATGGCACGCCTTGCGGGCCGATGGGTTTGGGCGGATCGAGCACGAAGCCGAGCACCTCGAGAAACCGGCAGGCGCGCCGATAGGACGCGAGCACGACATTCTCGAGGAAGCTCCGATGCAGCAGCATCTCGGCGAGTTGCGCGCGACCGACCTTCAAGAACATCACGGGGACACGCTCGACCACTGGCGTCGTCATCAGCCACGGCGTGCCGGAATCGGCCAGCATCGCGCCGCCAAGACCCCACATCGCGGCGATCTCGCCGTCGACGAACGCGGTCTTGCGCAAGATGGCGTGACGGAACGAATTGCGCAGCGCGATGCGTGGATCGAGTCCAAAGCCGGTGATCTCCGCTGCGTCTTCGCTGCGCAGGTTCGCCGCGATCCGATAGACGTCATCGATCTTTGACGGCACGATCAGGCAGCGCGGCGTCACGTGGTGTCTTTCGGCACTTCACACTTTGGACAATAGTCGTGCCCATCCCATGAGAAAGGTCCTGCGATATGCTTCCAACCGATCGAAGTCGCATAAAGGCGGATGGTATCGGCATCGTAGAAAAGTCCATCCTTCCGAGCGTAGCGCGGCGTTATCCCTACCGGCAACCGGTCAAGGATTTCTCCGCAACCGTCGCATCTGAGGTATTTACTCATTGAGCCTCGCGGCGCGCTATGACGCGTCTGAATAAGTCGATCATGTAATCCTCGCCATGATTGCTGAGCGCGTGGTTTAACGACCAAAGGACCATTCTGCAGTTTTCCGGCGAGTACGGCCCAGATGGATCGCGACGATCGACCGAAGGCGTATTTCGTCCGCGCTTCTGCGTCATATCGAACGGCAAACCGGTCATCTCGCAAACACCGGCGTCCAACCGCTTCTGAAACCATTCGACAGATAAGCTAAATTCAAGACCGCGCGTTTTGGCCGATCCTTTAACTGAATAATGATGCCACCACGCGCGATGTGCTTTGCGTCCTTGCCGGCATCTATCGCGATAATAATTTGGGTTTTTGGCAAGAATTTTCGCCATAACCTCGGTCTTGCGACCTTGCTTATATAGACGCTTTCGTTCGCGCATCTCTTCAGGATTTCTGGAATACTGCTCTCTATTTTGAGCGCGAATCTTTTCCTTATTCTTCTGATAGTAGGCGCGCCTGTATTCTTTATTCTTTTCTGGGTTCTTGCGCCGCCATTCACGTTCATACTGAGCGTGTCTTGCGTGCTTTTCTTCATCTGAGAGATGTATGTTTGACATCTCTAGATTGAATCACAACATCTACGTGTCGCCAACCTGAACTTGCGGTATGAAGGCTAAAACATTTAGTGGCAGCGGTTGAACCTGTTGGGCGCAAACCATACCCGGTGCCGCAGACCACCCATCCCAATTTTGCCAATCGTCGTTGAGGGGTGCGAATTTGTCACCCGTAAACAGCGGCAGTGCGGCGGACGGGACGTTGCGCTGCGGCACATCCTCGACATCGACGAGGTTCGACCACGGAATTTCCTGCTGGAAATCCAGCGCGGAAGCGACCGGCTGGTTGGCACCCATCTGATAGCCGCGCGACTGCTGCACCCGGATCGTCATGCCACTCATCAGTTTGCGCTTGCCCTGGATCGAGCCCATCTGCGGAATCTCGATCGGCATCGCCTGCAACTGGGCGATGAACGGCAGTCCGACCGTGATGCTGCTCGCCGGATTGGGCAACGTGATTGCGCCGTTGACCACCGTGGTCGGCGGGATCACAGCGCCGTCGGCCAATCCCGTCACCAGCATGCCTTCGAGGTGGAACAGGTTCGTCACCACGGAAACCGGCGTGGTGATGGTCCAGTCTCCGGGCGCGGCCGGCACCGGCAACAGGAACGGATCATTCGGGATCGTCTTGACGATCGGCACCGTGACGGCGGCATTCACCTGCTGCGCACTCAGAACCGAAGTAACCTGCGCCTGGCCGCCGCCGATCCGGATGATGTCGCCGATATTGCCGCTGCTGAAGACGCCATGATCCGCCGTGAACAGCACGTTCTGCGAGATGAAGGCGACGAAGGTGGCGCCGGCCCCGGTTGGGTCCTGGATGATGACTTGGGTGCCCGGCGAATAGTTCTGCCCAGGATCGATGATCGTAAAGCCCGAGATCGCGCCGCCGCTTTGCGTGACGTCGATCAGGCCACCGGAACCTAAGCCCAATGGATCGAAAATCTGTGCCGACGGATTGGTGTAGCCCTGGCCGGTCGTTGCCACCAAGCCGCCCGTGATGGTGCCCGGCCCTTCAGCCGCGGCCGCCGATAGCGTCGCGTTCGGCGCGGGCTGCACCAGCGCCAGCCCTGCGTCAACGCACCATGGATCCTCCGGGCCCGCCCAGATCCGATTATCCATCCGCTCGATATAATATGCCCATTGCTGCTGGCCGGCGATGAAGCGCTTGACCAGCAAATATGATGCGTCGACCGGCGGTTCGGTCGCCACCACGTTCCCGGACACGAACCCGTTGGTGTCGTGCCGCGCCCAGCCCGAAAGCTGCTCTTCCTTGTCGAAGGTCAGCGACAGGAAGCGACCATCATTGCGGGTCGCCCAGACGATCTTCCACGGGATATTGGCCCATGCCCATGTGATGATCTCGAATCCATCGAACAGATGGTTGGACAATACCGAAACGTCGGCGCCAGCATAGATGTTGGTGAAGAAATTGTACTGCAGATCGCGGATCGTGTAGCCAAGCGATTGGTTATAGACCAGATCGTAATTGATCTTGAGCATCTGCACCGTCGGCGAGAAGCCGTTGGATTCCTGCTGTTGCGCGCTCTCCGAGGCCGGCGTGAACGCCGAGCCTGCGCCACCTGCCCCCGTCACCTGCCATGCGTCCTGTCCGGTCGCCACGATCAGGCCGCCCGGCATCGGCTGCAGCCATTGGATGCCGTTGACCTGCTGGCCCCATGGCGTCGTGACGATCGCGTCGGAGTCGACCGGCGGCACCGAGGAATCCATGTTCTGATAGGCGCCGGTCTGCGAGGCGAACAGCGTATCCGGGCTATTGAGCGGGCCCGCATAGATGCGCCGGGCCTGGAAATAACCGGGCACGCTCGGATAGGTGCCGCCCTGCGGGCCGATATTCGGTGTGAACACGGCACCTGTTCCGCCGCCGGAATCCGTGATCGTAATGGTGTCGCCCGCCTTGTAGTTCTGGCCGCCGTTCACCACGATGATGGCAACCACAACGCCGCCGACCACGACCGGTGCCAGCCTCGCGCCCGAGCCGGTCGCGGAGACAACTACCGCTACCGTTGAAGCCTGTACATAGCTGCCGCCGCCATTGCTCGATGTCGTCGACAGCACCGCGCCCCGCGCGAACGGGTTATTGTGCAGCGGCGGCGTCACGGTCTGATCGGCCAGAATGTTGGAATTGACGAACTGATTGCCGTAGGCCTGACCGACGAAGGCGAAGACTGAGCCGATCGGCACCGCCGTATCATAGGCCGGCGGCGCCTGGTAGACGTTGTAGTAGGCCGCGCCCGCGACCGGATTCCACGTAATGATGTGCGAGCCTGCCGTCGCCGCGATATCGACGGACTGCGTGATGTTCGCGATGTTGGAGGCGACGCTTTCCTCGCCGGTCGCGGCGTCGATCGCGGTGACGCAATAGGCATATTGCGTGAACGGCGCCGAGCCGGGGATCGAAGCCACCGCCGTGCATCCGGTCGGGGCAGCAATCGCTGCGGCGAATGTCGTCGTCGTGAAGGTCCAGCTGTTGGCAGCGAGTCGCGCCAGATCGATCGGCGGATATTCCATACCGGTCTGCTGATTGACGCAGCACAGCGTCATCACATCGGCGGATTGCACGACTTTCAGATAGGGCAGATCGGCCAGCGCGTAGGGCGATGAGAACGTCGTGAATACGCGCGCCACGCTACCGCCGGCGGTATAGGCGCCGAAATTTATCGAGTTGATCGGATTGCCGAACAAATCCGCCAGCGTGATCGATCCGGCGCTGGCATTGGCAACGATGAAGGTTCGCGAATTGAGCTGCACCATGCCGCCGACATTGGTGACGAACACCCAATCGCCGTTGTTGTAGCCATTGACGACGCTGAGCACGCACGGATTGGCCTGTGTCGCGCCCGTGATCGCAAGCGGCGCTTCCAGCACCGCGCCGCCATTGGCGATCACCCGCATATAGGATCGGCCGTTCGGATCGACGCCGAATTCCAATACGTAGGACTGGAAGATATTGAACTGGAACGTGATCATGCGCGGCGGCAGCGACGATGCGGAGGCTGGCGTTAGCGACGTGGCGGCGTACGCCGTGCCGGCGCGCGATGACGCGGGGCCGCGGTAGTTCACGAACATATTGCGCATCACGGATGCGCCGATATTCCATTTCGCAAAGTCTACGCGTCCAAAAATGGATGGAGATAGCTCTCCTGCCGCGTAAGAAGGCTTTATTACGGTAATGAGATCGGGCGGCATCTAATTGCTCTGCCCGAAGAAATCACATATATTGAGGTGGCCGGCGAGCGCGCCAACGCTCAACCGGCCTGCACAGCGACCCCTTTCAGAGAACTCGCCATGCCTCGCAAACCTACAGCAAAACTGCGCGCCCAGAAAGCCGCCTACCAACGAAAATATCGTGCCGCGAACCCCAGTAAGGTGCGTGCTGCGGTCGCCTCCTGCTTTGCCAAGAGCAAGGACAAATACAACGAGCAGCGCCGAGACCGCTATAAGGCAGACGGCGATCTCCGCAATCACATCGCGAACAATGCAGCCAAATGGGCGCGGGCCAATCCCGGTCGCCGCAAGGCTATTGTCACTAAATACGACGATGCCAATCGAGAGGATTGTCGCCGACGTGGCAAAGAGTGGAAGAAGAATAATCACGACAAATGCAAAACATATAAACACGCAAGGCGCGCTCGCATTAAGAACTGCGATGGCTGCCACACGACTGCCGAATGGAGGGCTATCCTCAAGCGCTACGGTCATCGCTGCTCTTGGTGTGGTGGCAAAGAAGCTCACGTTGGTAAGCTGACGCGCGATCATTACATCGCGCTTTCAAAACATGGATCGAATAATGCGAGCAACATCGTTCCTGCTTGCTTGCCCTGCAATTCAAAGAAGAACCGACGCGATCCAATCGAGTTCGCAAATTCGTTGGGATTGCTATTGTGACGCATCAGTAACTCACGCCATCAGACCCGGTCCATGAATCCCATCCGGCACAGAACGATTCGCCCAGATTGAACCCCCAGAAACCGCCGCCAGTCTCGCGCACCCGCATCCAGTCCGGCGTATGGTCAGTTGTCGTAATCCCCTCATTGCCGTCGGAAATCCGCGCCTGCGTGATCAGCCCCGACGCAATCGCAATCGCCAACTTCTTCTTCTCGTCCGAGCCGGAGACCGGCGAACACAGCCACGCGCCGAGTGCACCGATCACGGCGTTCTGCAGCATCGGGTCCCACAGATCGACATTATCGATGCGCGCGGTATAGACCGCCTGCGACCGGCAGGCGTTGGTCAGGATGACCCGGATCTGGTTGCCGCTGGCATCGGTATCGACCGCCGGCACGAACGGCATCCCGGTTCGCACCAGCGGTTGAAAGGTGACCCCTACATTCGTCATCAGCGGCGTCGCAGTCGCAGGCACCTGCGGCGATGGAATGACGAACCGCACCTTCAGGCAATCGTCCGGGTAGGCGTATTCATAGAGCCATGGGATCGGCGGTGCCGGCAGTGCGCCGGCGGGATTTTCCGGCGTACCGATCTGCGCCTTGAGCAGCGTCAACGTTCCCTGCTTGCGCGCCGAATTCCAGTGCGCCGCGCGGAACACGGCATCGGTCTGCAACTGATAGAGCGCGGCCGCCGACGTCGCCGCGACATTGTTCGGCGGCGACGGCGGATTGAGCCCCGTAATGGACGTCCGGGCCGAGATTTGGCCCAGGGCAATGTTGCACAAGTCCACCGGGTTCATTGGCTTCTATCAGCCGTTGGCCGGCAGGTTGCTCTCGGGCGCATCGAGCAGCAGCGGCGCGCTGGCCGTCCGCGCCTTCATCGCGGCGTCGATCGCAGCGAGTCGCGCGTGCGCCTCGCCGATCTGTTTGTCCTTGTCGGCAAGCTCCCGCTCGAGATCAGCGATCCGCGCCCTATCCTTGGCGTGTTCGTCGGAGATCGCGACCGCTTCCGTCTCCACGACGGGTTCCGGTTCCTTGACCTCCTCATAGAGCGGCACGTCGACCATGTCCTGCGTCGCGTTCATATGGTCGGTGATCTGGGCGCCATGATCGGAAGCGACCACGGTTCGATGCGGGCCGATCTCGCCTTCGGCGAGCGTGAAGACGTAGCCGGGTTCGCGGATCGCGCCGTGCATTTCGGCACGCGCCAGCAAGCGATATTGCGTCATGGTTTTCTCCTGATGGTGAGGCCGTGATTGGGCCAGCCGAAGCGGCGCGCGAGATGCGACAAATACGGCTGCGTGGTGGATTTGGTTATGCGCCTAGGAGTTGGAGACGATGGCTCCGGCTGCGGGAAAGGAGGCTGAGGAGTTCTCGGAGCCCGCCGCCTCCTCCTCGCCGTTTTTTTCCGAATTGCTCAACGCAATGACATCGTCGAAAGTCTTGTGCAGATCCTTGAAATCCTGTTCGGCGGTTGCCATCAC